ATTTACAGCAGAGGACAAAGTGCTTGTTCAAAATTCAGATAGCAATAGTGGACTTCTTACAATAGCGACCGGTGGAGTTGCCGCCTTAGTTTTAACTTTTGATGATGATATAGTTGAAGATACTGACGATGATAATGTTATCATTTCCCATATGCGTGAATTATGGGTTAATGATTGTAAAATAGATGAAGATAATTTTGAAGTAGAAAAAGACAATATATATTATACTAGTGGTTTTAGCAAAGGACATGGCAATATAAGAATGACTTATTATGCAGGTTATAGCTCTACTAATATGCCTTCTGATTTAACATTATGTATCAAAATATTATGTAAATATATGTACGAAAAATACAAAGAAGAAAGTTTTGGAGTCAAGAATTATAAAACAGGGGATATGACAGTAACTTACGAAGATAATAATATTCCCAAAGAAGTAATAGATATTTTAGAGAAATATGTTAATTGGGAGATAGTATGATGATAGGTGCAAAGACTACAATGGAACTTCGACGATGGACAAAAACAAGTGATGGCATGGGTGGATATACTGAAGCATGGGCAGGATTGCGAAAAATTAAAGGCACGCTATCTACTATCAGAGGTGACGAAAGACTTTCAAGCGATAAATTAACCGTCATTGCATCACATAATTTCTATATTGATTTTCCTATAGGGTTAACTATTACAGCTAAAGATATATTTATAAAAGGAACGACAACATATAAGATTATCTATATAAATAATATGGGGAATATGCAGGGGAAGAAATTAAAATTGACTTTGAAAGAGGAAGAATAATGGCAATGAGAAAAATACTCTGGTATGGTGCCGAAGTTGTGAAAAAGGTAAATGCCGAAAATAAGAAGATAATTGAACGGGCTTGTATTTTAGTAGAAACCGATATAAAAAAATCTATGAAACCTGGAAGTGGTAACGAATATCCCAGACCAGGAGGGAAAATACACAAAGCATCAGCACCAGGCGAGCCGCCGGCAGTAGACACCGGAAGGCTTAGGAGTTCTTATACTCACGAGGTTGAGGGTACAACTGGTTATGTTGGAACTAATGTAAAATATGCTTTACCTTTAGAAATAGGTATAGGTATGCAACCAAGACCACACATAAGACCAGCATTACACAGGAACGAAAAGAAGATATTAGCATTATTTAAGAAGGTAATATAAGGGGTTTATATGCAAGTATTATTTACAGGATTATACAATAAATATCTTAGCAATGCAGCATTAAAGGCAGTGATAACCGGCTTCTATTTTACAGAAGCCCCACAAGATGCAGCAATGCCTTATGTTGTCTATAATTTAGTTAGCAATGTTCCAGATTGGACATATACAGAAGACATGGAAAATAGTTTAATACAATTCTCTATATTCGATGATCATAGTTCGTCAACTACTATAAATGATATATATGAAAAACTGACAGCATTATTTGATTGGTGTGTCTTGACAATAGAAGGATATTCTCATATATATATGAAACGAGAATTTAATATTTTAACAAGAGGGAATGACACGTGGCACTATGCAATTCAGTACAGAAATGAGGTGCAGAAGTGAGAGATATAAAATTAAGTTACAGAAATTCACCCGTGACTGAATTTAAAAAGGGGGACATCCCCTGGAATAAAGGTAAAGGCAATCCTTATTCAAAATCAACATTAACAGCAATGAGTAAAGCAAAAAAGGGATTACATATATCAAGAGATACAGAATTTACAAAAGGTTTTATTCCTTGGAATAAGGACAAAAAAACAGATGCTTTAAGCGAAGAACATAAAAAGAAAATTAGCGATGCGATGAAAGGAAAGATGCCTAAAAATATTAAATTATTACATTCTCCTGAAAGTGTTAAAAAAGCATTAACAAGAAGAATACCAACATCTCTTGAAGAAAAATTTCAGGGTATAATTGATAAAAATAATTTACCTTATAAATATGTTGGTGATGGTAAATTCCTTATCGAAAAATATAACCCTGATTTTATTAATACTAATCATGAGAAGATAGCGATAGAAGTTTATGCAAGATACTATAAATTAAGAAATAATAAATCGATAAAACAATGGAAAGATGATAGACAAAAAGTGTTTAATAAATATGGATGGAAAATTATATTCTTCAATGAAATAGAAGTCAATGAAGAATATGTATTAGAAAAAATAAATAAAGAAAGGAAGTGATTTTAAAATGGAAGTAGCAGGAAAAGGCGGAAGTATAGCTTGTGCTGGTTTGACAAAAGGTGTTAAATCATGGAGTTTAAATTTAGTTGGTGATACATTAGAAACTACTGATTATGCAGATAGTGGACATAGAACTTTTATAGCAGGTATTGATGGCTGGACAGGAAGTTGTGAAGTTAACTGGGATACAGCAAATTCTGGGTTAGAAGTTGGAGCTACTATTGCGGCATTAGCATTTACTATTGCAGCTGCTGAACATTATGATGGTGCAGCGATTGTAACAGGGATAAGTGTTTCCAGTGCAGTTGACGGTTTAGTAACTATGACAGTTAATTTTCAGGGTTCAGGTGTTTGTACTTTAACATCGGCAGCATAAAGTGAATTTAATTATGATTAGAGGTGATATAAATGGCTGAAAAAAGTGGAAAAGTAGGTGCTATATATGCCGCTTATGGTGCTGGAATATCGGTAGCGAATGAAGAAGTAACTTTGACCGACGGAATAGAATCACTTGCAAATTCTAACGTGCTAGTAAATAAAGTTACTTCTGATGGTGCAGGTGCTAACCCTATAACAAAAGCATATTATTGCACAGTAAAAGGTTCTCTGGTTGTTGAAGATGGTGGAACTGATACCGTTTATGTAACCTACAAATACTGGTATGAAGGTGTATATGCACATAAGGATGCTATTAAATGGACAGCAGAAGCAGAAAAAGTAGTAGGTGATAGGGTATATCCAACAACTGAAACATTATTTTATTATGAAGTTGCAGCAGGCGGAGCAGGCACAACAGGAGCAAGTGAACCTGGAACTTGGGGAACTACAGTAGGAGCTACAACGGCAGATGACGGAGTTACCTGGACTTGTCATAGTTATTCTGAAGTCGGGCAGGTTTGCGGTTTCTTTAGCTGGGGTGCTGATAACGTATGCGACATATTGGAAACAACTGATTATTGCGATGACGGACACCGAACATATATAGCTAATTTAAAAGGCTGGTCAGGTAGTGCAGAAAGGCATTTTTTAACCGAAGAAAATCTTGATTGGATAACGGATCATCTTATTATTAGATTCTATGTAGATACAGAAAACGACTTGCGATATGAGGGCTGGGTATATGTTGATGGACATGGTATAACTTCAGCAGTTGACACTTTAGTAAATGAATCTATTAGTTTTCAAGGTGATGGTATATTAAATTACGAATCAACTTAATATTAATTTAGGAGTGAAAAATGAAAGAAGAAAAAGACAAAGACAAATTAGAGAACATAACCGGAAGTGGTATTCCTGTAACTATAAAAGGTAAGGACTATAAACTTGGTATATTTAACATGCGAGATTTGGCAGACTTTACGCAATACATAAAAGGACAAAGAATAAAGATTATCCAAAATGCTATACAATATGATAATGAAGAAATGAGAAAAAAAGAAATAGAGATGATATCCAAAGGTACACCGGGTAATGATAAAGTATCAGAAGCAGAAAGATTAAGGTTAATATCTAAGATAATAGGCAATTATGAAACCGATAGAATGAAGATTATTAACAATATATTGAATGGTAATGTAGACGAAACAAAAGAACTCCAAAGTGTTGACGGTGTATGCTTTATGCTTTGGAAATGCTTACAGAAATACCAACCGGATATAACATTAAAAGATATTGATAATATGGTTGACCTTGATAATGTTGCAGAAATATCTACTATATTAATGAATGTTGGCGGTACAATAAAAAACTCCCAGAAGAGGGCAAAGAAAAAATAACGTGGAAACGTGCATTTGCTCTCATGTCAAGATACTATCCCGGGTTCACAATAGATAAAATAGGTGATATGTCACTATATCAATT